CTTGTGTCAAATAGATACGTTCGCTTAATTTTGATTTATTAATTTTTAATTCTCTGCTAGAGATATCTGCTGTTAGCTCTGTAAACTGTTTATAGAATTCATACTCTTGTGGTTTTTCATAATTATCAAAAACATATTCTGTAATTTTATTTTTTACTTCACAATATTCTTTCAAAAATCTAGTAGGCGTCAGATCAAAAAAACAGTTATCTTTTAAAGATACTTTTGATTCAACAAACGAAGATACTAAAGCTTTTAGGCGCTTATTGACTCTATCCCAATCATCTTTTAGGTATGCAGGACAGCTTTCATCAAGCGTTTTACCCCTAGCATAGATGCTTGCATACTGGATATCAATCCCTTTTAAAAATTGGACATAATTCCAGGTAGAGTCAAGATCCGTTGGTAGATCTTTAAAATGTAACTCGCCATCTTTGTAGATGCCTACGCAACTGCCCTTATCATCAAGCGATTGAAACATTTAGCCCTCTAAAAAATTAAACCTTGAACTGGTGTCTTAAATTTTTCTTCGGAGAGAAGCTTAACTACTGCATCTGGGTTTGTCAAGCTTTCTGGTTTTGTCATATTCGTTGCGATGATTTCTAAAATTTTTTGATTTATATAATCTGCTGCTTTTACTATTCCATAATACTTGTTGATCTTGCAACTCTCTTGGTGCAGATATTCAAATTTATTTTGCTGTATATCTAACTTTTCTTCTAGAATTCTGGTGTATAGATAAAACCTTAGCTGCCAATTAATATTAAAAAATGTTTCAAATGTAGATATCGACAATTGTTTCATATAATTTTGTTCTTGAAATACATTTTTACAGTTTTTAATATCTATAGCAGAATTTGTTTTTTTTGTAGAAGCAGCAAAACCATTCCAAAAACTTAATATGAGGTTTTTTAATGAATCAATATCTGCTTCGTGAGCTTTATGAAAAAGGTTGTCAAATATCTCTTGTTTGTTGTTTAAGTTATAGTTACTAGCATAGCGAAGCATGTTTGGAGAGTCAAGATCAGCTACTATAATCCATGGATAATTTCTGTCAATTACAAATCCGTATCTTGTTGCAATATCTACAAATTTATCAAAATCTTGATTATTAATATATAATTTTTCTTTTTGTTCGCTTGTTGTTCTATAAGTCCATGGCTGTAATCCGATTCTTAAACCATTTGAAAACGGTGAACAGCTCTTACTTTTTATAAATGTGCTTCTATTGAATGGTGATATTTTCGCAACAATATTTATAAATTTTATAAAATAATTAACAAAATCATTTAAACTCTTTATATTATTTTTATCTATATCAGTTAAGTATGTTTGAGAAAATATATCATACATTCTTATAATATGCTGATGATACTCTGTATGTACGTCTGTGGTCGAATCAAATACATTTAAATCAGTATACAGAGAAAATTTTAGTGTATCGTTTTTTCTTGATCTAGTGTTCTGAAAGTTTTTTAAATCATTAAAAGCGTCAACTACAAAAGATAGATTTTTATGAGTATTACCGTTATTATTTGTATATGTTTTTAATGATGAAATTTTTGGGTATATAACAAATCCATTATTATACAACCCGTATTGTTTTTGATCGTTAAAACTATCAAATTGATATGGATAATACTCTTTCTGAAAGACATACTGCTCGTACTTTAAATTTTCATTAAATACGTCAAGAGTGCCGCTTCTATCTAATGTAAATAAACTTTCTAATCCACTTTTTATCATTTTATTATAATCTACCAAATGGTGTTAATTTATATTCTGATGGAGTACTCGGCCTGTCATCAGGACAACCTGTTGAAGCATTATCTAGTGTTTGATCTTTAAGGTTTGATATATTGTCGCCATGTGAAATTATATAACCAGTAACAGTGCATTTAGAATCAAAATTTGGTATAGAAATATTATCGTCTTTTAATTTTTGAAAGTTATATTCCATAGAAGAATTTTTTAAAATATAAAGACCGCCATAGCCAAACATATTTGAAGTAATAATACCTGTTCCGTTTAATGGAGGCGCCACGAAAACATATGATCCAATGTCGACAAAGAAACTCATGAATGCTTTAAAATCTGCACTAAATTGATATGGTTGCCTCATAAGACCAGCACCATTTAAAAATTGTCCAGTTTCTAAATTTTTATTATCAAGCCTTGTAAATTGTATATATTTTTTCTTTAAAATACTTTCGCTATTTGAGATCTTTCTTAGTAGAATGCATGGTATTTCAAACTTTTCATTAATAAATTTTTGAAACTCAAATGAGTTATATTGTCTTGATCTGGATCCTTGCGTAAGTTGTCCGCTCATATATTGTCTAAAAGCTCCATAAAAATCAGTATATTTAACTTCCTCAAATGATCCTATGATATATAATTTAATAATACCTTCTTTGTTTGTGTTAAAAATATTTTTTTTCTCTTGTATGTTATCAAATAAAGTTTTGGTATCAATTTTACTCGCTCCTAACGATAATTTAGGACCACGAATGCTGTGCGAAACAAGTTTAGTGTTTTTAGGAGTAGAATTAGTCATGCTTGTTAGCGCAATCTCTCCATCTTTTACAACTGATTTAACTACGTACTCAAACAAATCTTTAATAAAATTGTCGCTACTATAAAATAAATTTTTATCATCTTTCTTTAATAAAACTTGATTTAAAAACGCTTCTAGGTTTTGCATTGATATAGGTAAGTTTGCAAAGTTTATATAATATGTTTCATTCTTTTCTATATCTACATCTAGAGTATAACCGCCGCACACTACATCACATTTTTCTCGTATTTCATCCATAGACATTATCAAGCCAAGGATTTGCCCTAGTGTGGTAAAACGTATTGATTGCTTTGCGCCCTGTGGATCACCATCTGGTATGTTTAATAATAATTTTTTGCTAATAGCTTCACCGGTAGTAAGTTGGTTTTTAAGCATCACTACATATTCTTGAGCACGAGCCGCATTCATATTGAGTTGTAGCGATTCAACACTTTCCCCGACGCCAATTGATTGCATAAAAGAACCTTCAATTTTTTTTAAATCATCCGCATTATAGGCATCTCTGATTGTTGACATAGCTATGTTCTTTTGAATAATCTTCGTTGACATTATTGAGCTTACGATTGAATACCCAGCATAAAGACCGACGCCTGTAAGCGCACCTACGCCAACACCAGTAACACCACCAGACATACCAGTCGTAGCCCCTATAGCTGCTGATTGTAACAGTCCAGCTATTGTAAGTTTATCAGATAATGCTTCAGAAAAGTTTCCTATTTCGTATATTGGCCACACATCATCTGGGGTGTCAAGAGTCCATGTTTGTACTGAATCTAGGATTATGTAATATAGTAATTCGTTTGATGTTTTATACAGTCTTTGTATTTCTTTTTTTGTTGCATTAATATCTTTTGAAACTTGCTGTCTTTGTTCTACTGTTGCATTTTTTTGACAGGTACTTATATTATACAATCCTTTAATTGTTTCATTTAATTCGTTTACTTTTGCAACTATTTCTTCGAATGTTTGTTGTTCTATTTTTAATACCGTAGAAAGATCTTTTTTAAAAATTGTTTTGCTATTTAAAAGTTTAAAAATGTTAGTATTTGTTTTTGGAACATATTTTTCAATAGCTTTGTTAACCATATTATCTGTTCCATCTGTTTCATAGGCAACAAATTCTGCATTCAATTCGTTATCAAAAATAGATACAATCGGCTCTTCATTTTTAAAAACTTCAAACGAGTGCTTATAATAAGTTAAATGATAATTTTTGCTATATTCGGTTGGACAACCGGCATCTAATAATTTTTTCTTTGTATCACCGAGAAACTTTAAAGTTTGTACTATATAGAAACCATTTGGATCTGGTACTTGTTTAGAATATTGATTACCAGGATAATCAAGGAATGGATATAAAACTTGTAGAATACTTGCCTTTATAAACATACTTGGATCATTAACGCTTGTTGCGTGTATGTTTTTTTCTACAAGGTTTTCAAAGTCAGTAAAGTTTATTTTTAGAGATACTTTATAGTTTGCTTTTAGTGTAAAAATATCTTTTGATGCGTTTTTAATTGATATATTAGAAATAAATATTTTTTTGTTTGTTCTGTTAATGTCGTCAATATTAAAATATACTGGTTCTGATCCAATAAAGAACATTATCTTATGAGATATTATATAATCTATATCTTTGGTTATATTTGATAGATTATCAGAGAATAAAATATCTGCCATAGTACCATTTTTAACTGGTATATTGCTAAATATTTTTTGTATACCATACAATGCATCATATTCGCTTGAACTAGCGGGCGGCATCAATTGGTATACTAAATTTTTTAAACTATCTTCTTGGCTTGGTGATACTTTAGATTGAATTTTATCAGAAACAATGTATAGATATCTTTGTATTAAGTTTGGATCTAAACCGCTCATCTTAATGCCTCTAGCAACTGTTCAATAGATAGATATATAACCAGTGTTTGTCCTATTTTTATATTTAATTCGCTAGATATTTTATTTGTGTAACATATTAACCAACCAAATTCTGGGCTGTTATAATATTTTTGAGATATCATATATAATTTTTCAAATGGTTCCACTGTATGAAATGTTCTGTCAAGATCTTGTTTTAGCAATTCGTTTAATTTTGTGAAATCAAAACCAGAATATTGTTTTATACTGTTTAATTTTTTTTGTAACAATATATCGCTATATGTTTCTGAACTATTTATAATTTGAACTGAATTATTGTATCTATTAAACATTATAAATTCCTATTTGCCTTCTGGTGTTAAACCCCTTATTTCGGTAGTTTTCGTTTGATAATCACTGTAATTAGCAGTGTCTGCTTCTGGCATAGAAGACACTGCGGCTTCATCGGCAGTAAATCCTCCCGATGTAAAATTACCATTTGCATCAATCGCACCATTATTTTTCAAAGCTGCTATATCTTTTAATGCTTTTGTTCTCTTTTCTCTTGAAAATTCAGATGGAAGACGACCAGTTAATGCAGTAAAAGCATTAAGAACATGTCCGGTATATTCTCTATCGTTAGCTTTCTCACCAAATATATCTTTCATTATTGTATCATAATCCTCTTGAACGTTTTTGGCTGGTCCACCAATTTGTCGTACAGTTCCATCAAAAGGAAGTAGTATTTTTCCTTCTAAGCTTATTTTATATGCTAGTGGTATCAGCTTCATCCCGCTTGAATCATAAAAACTTGCATTTGCCCTAGGATCTCTAATTTCTTTATTTGGAACCTGTATATAACCAATCTCTTTATTTATTGTATAAGAGAACGAATTAAGATGAAGATTCACCGAATCACCTACCATAGGCATACCAGCAAAGCGTATTGACACAAGCCCTGTTATGTTTGAACCTAACGGAGCTAATTGATCATCGATATATTCAAAGAATGGCTTTATTGAGTATATTAATCTTAATAGATTATTATAATTACTTATACATTCTAGACGTGTCTCTGAAAAAACATTAAAAGTGAACTTAGCTTTTTGCATAAGCCTAGTTGCCATTTTATCGTTCACAAAAGATGTTGGAGCGAATGGTAATGAAACATCTCTTGTTTCATATGATACATCGCTATCTTCAAGATATGCTTTGAATGGCAAGTTGTTTATGATTAATTTTATATTATTATCTATAAAGCGCATGTTTACACTCCAATTACTTCATCAACAACCGTATCTTTTCTATGCTGGGAAGCAGCAGCCATATTTGCACTCTTGTTCATGATATAATTCGCATCTGCTTCGCGTAATGTTGCAACTATTGGTCTATCTAGTTCTAATTTTGTTCTAACTGACACTTGGCTTATTGCCGTTGAGAACATTTTTTCTTGTTTTTCAAGAGTTTTTTCTTGCATTGAAGCGTATTCTTGTACAAGATTTGATGATCTACTATTTGTTTCTTTTACAAGTCTATCATTATAGGAATATAGATTAGAATTAATTTTTTCTATTTTATCTTGTAGCGGAGTTAACATTAAGTTTTGTTGTTTTGCTCTTTCTTCTGGTGTTGCAAGTTCGACTTTTGTAGCCTCATCTCTTGGGTGTATATTGGCTATTTTTGTTAATTGATTGGTTGATTCATCTATCGTATAAAGAGATTTATTTGTAGTAATATCTCCAGCACCAACCGTAGGCATTGCTGGGTAGTTGGAGGTTTGGGTTATACTACTGAATTTATTAGTATTGATTTCTTTTATTCCTTGTTGCTGTCTTTCTTGACGTGATTTTTCTGCTTGCGATTCTGCTATAGCGGCTGCGCCTATCAATGTAGTTATTAATCCTATCCCACCCATTCGTCCTAATACGCCACTTGCCTTGGGTGTACCGCCGCCACCCGTAGTGGTTGTTGTGCTTGCAGCCTCTTGCTTGACTGCTGCTATTTGTGCAGACAGTGCCTGTAATCCAGACGATATTTCAGCAAAAATAGTTCCAAATGACATTTTTATCGTATTCGCAGTTAAAATCATCATGCCTCTGACGGCCATTATTCCAAGAGGTATTCCAACTGCAAGAAATCCGCCAAACCCTCCCATACCTTCGTTTAATTTGATAATTATATCAGCTATTGTGCTAAAAATACTAACAATAGGTGTTAATGCTATTTTCATACCCTCTATTGCTTTTGTTAGTTTTTCTTGAGCAGAAATGCTTTTTTGTTTTCTTTCCTCAAGTTCTTTTTCGGAAGCTTGCATTTTATGCATTTCATCATTAGCTTCCATCAAACTACCTTTAAAAAAGGCACTAGCTTTTGCCATATCTCCGCCGAATCCTTCGGCTAATAAAGTTTTGAATCCCCTGTTCATATCATCAAAAGATTTACCAGATGCATCGAAAGCTCTTTTGATCATTATTAGTCTTTCGGATGGATCTGCTAATATCATATCATGTATGCTAACAGATGTTCCGCCAAGTGCAGCGTTTAACTTCGATACAGACTCAGTTGCAGAATCCCAAGTATTAAATTGGTCTGCAAATTTTTCAAGATCACTAGCAGAAACGACTCCTTTTGTCATAGCTGACAATGAGTTTAACTCTTTAAATATTTGAGTAGCTTCCCTCGCATATATGGTTAATTTTGGCAATAACTGTTCGAACTCTCTGGTATATTCGGCAACGTTCCTGCCAGCAGCTATAGCATCTTTGGCAAGTGATTGTATTGCTATGTTAGTATTTTCAGCAGATCTCCCAAGAGATCCCATGAATGTTGATGTCAAAGAAGCATAAGTTTCTGCTGAAACTCCCAATGTTTGCATTGTTGCAGCGTTAGATGCTAATAGTTTTCTTTGTTGTTCGCTTAATTGATTAAATCCGTTTACTTTGGAATTAAGAGCACCATAAGCTTTTCCAAAGTCTTCAAGTGTTACGCCATATTGTGCCAACCCAGACACAGCAGATGCTCTAAAAGGTCCAGCAGTTGTCATGGCGACATTCTCAAATTCTTTACCCATACCTCCAAGGCTTTTGTTAATAGCAGATAAATTTTTATCAAATTCAAATGATGATTGAATTAGATTTTTATTCAAAAAGTTAAAAAATCTATTTAAAGATTTTTCAGGACTCAAGAATGATTCTATTAATTTTCCTGCTATGTTTACTGTTAGTTTATCGATACCGCCACTAGCAGCCATTATCGCAGAAGCAAAAAGATTAGTATTAGAACTACTAAAAGATATTTTATCAGCAAGTCTACCAGTTGCAGATGTTAAATCTTCTGTCTTTTTTAAACTTAAAGATTTAAGTTTATTTGAAGAAATCTGATTAGCGATATCTGCATTATTAATTTCTATATTTTTTAATGTTTGGGTTATATCATCTTGACGTTTTTTTATCCGATCCGCTAATACAGATTTATTTTTATCTAAAATAGCAGTCTGTAATTCGATCAATTCATTTTCATCTATAATATAACTCCCCGCTTTAGCAGCGCGTTGCCTTATGATTTTAAGCTCTTCTTCGCTTAACTTAACCTTGTCTTTCATTAGTTCATTTAACTGTTTTAATTTATCTTCGTTTATTCCTTCTTTTCTTGCCCTTTGCTCAGTATCTGCGAGCTTTTTTTCAGCTTCAGCTAAATTTATAGTATTAACGCCTAATTGTTTTCTTATTTCTGATAATTTTTCTGATTCTCTGTTTAAGTTTTCAGTTTGTTCAAAATTATTTTTAAAAGCAGTTTCTAACGCCATCGACATCTTATTTAAAGATTCGATATCTGCTTTTAAAAATCTCTCAGATAATTGGAGACTTTCGTTTAGTTTTGATGTAGCAGCTTGAGCTTCTAATGATCTTTTTGTTTGCTCTAACAAAGACTCAGAATATCTTACTCCTTCGTTAACGCTTTTTTTTATAATTTCGACCAGATCTTCGTGTCTTTTTGTATACTCTCTTAAACGTATAAGACCTTCTTCAGACATTCCATCTGGCGATGTTTTTATATCGTCATCTTTGTTATCAGCCATCTTTTATATTCCAGTTAATAATAGTTCTATATAATTATCTAGCAAATAAAAAAAGCGGATTTTTTAGGTCCGCTTTTAATTTACTTTCTGCTCTTATCTGACTCTTCTTTTAGTTGTTTTGTTAGACGTTCACAAAACCAGTTCCTTAGACCAACAGGCAAGTTATAAAGCTCTATAAAAGACCAACCGCCGTGATATTTCAGTAGGAACAACTGTTCGTATAATGCACGGCTATAATCATCATTTAGGCCAAAAAAATTCCTGTGTAAAAGGAACCTCCAGTTCTTGTTCCTCTGTGCAGGAACTGCAAATATACTTCTTCTCTATTACAACATTTGGAATTAATTTTTGATAAACTGTTCTAAGCTGTTTCGCATCATATGCTGGCATTGCATCTACGGCTTCAAATAATATAGCTGTATCTGTTATATTGTTTATTGAGGCTATAATAATCTTTAGTTGTTCAGAAATAGTTAATTCTGCTAGTTGATTTTTGTTCTTTTTTGCTTCAAGGATGTTTAGTATTCTTCTTTCATCCTCGCCATTCATTAGCTTAGTTTCTACAAGCCATTTTGTGCGCGGCAATTTAACAACTATATTACCATTATCTGATTGATAGATTTCATTCATATCAGAATCAGCAAAGTTACCAATTGATTCAAACGATTGTCTGACTTTTATTTCTTGTAAATCAATTGATAGTATGTTTTTTTGGTTGCATTCTGTACAGTTAACAGAAACATCGTAATTTGCACCATATGCATTTATTCTGGCCGCTACCATTATTGCATTTTTATCGCCTACCAATAGAGTATTAACTGGTATGCTTTTATCTACTAATAATGAATCTATTAGTTTGTCTATCAATATTCCCTTTTTAATATATGATTTATTTGTGAGAATATCTTCTTCTCTAGCTGTCATCTCTTTTATTTCAACATATTCTTTATTCTTTAAAGGATGACCTTCTGGATAAAATTTACCTTTTGATGGCAGTTCCACCGATTGTGTGGAGTTTGGAAAATTTAACAGGTTTGATTCTGCTAGGGTTGGCGCAACATCTTTACTTGAATTGTTTTTTATTTGTTCAAAACGTTCTTCAAAATTATTCTTCATGCTTCCTACTTTCTATATTTTTATTTAGCTGCTAAATATGCATCCAATTTTGCTTTATTAAGTTCATCTAGAGATTTTTTACCGATATGTGGGACTAATTCTGCCCAATCATATACAAGATCAACAGTTATATTTAAAATATTATCCGCTGAATAATCTAGCTTGTCAGAGCTTATACTGGATATTAATGGATTATAGATCTTCCATTCTTCTTGCCATTCACCTAATTCGTTTATTTCAACTAATGATATATAGCTGTCTGAATATTTAGAATCATTATTGTTTAATAAATTAACTGATTTGTTTGTAATAGAATCTACCATATTTTTTTTAAAATGATAGCTTCTAAATCTTAATAATTTATCTTCCGTATCTAGTTCATTTGGATCAAAATAACCACATTTATGCAAAAAATCATAAAAAAACAATTGTGTTGATTTTTGATATGAAATATCGTATTTTATTTTTGTTTCAAATTGTGATCTAGAAGCTTCTTCGCCTCTTACTGTTACTTGCGATGCGTTTGATCCTCTGATAATACTAGCTATCCCACCATCTATTTGAACCTGTTCGGCAGATGTTTCAATACTTCTTGGTGAATCAATGCGCGACAAAAAACTTGTTTCGGGTTTCCGTTCTTCTAGTATATCTACATTTTTTTTATTTGACTCTACGCTTTTACCATCTGATGATATTTTCGGTTGTACAATAAAATTATCTATAAATCCATCTTTTGGGTTGCCATCTAAAATAACCACATCGTTGAATTGAATTTTTATTGGATTCCAAACAAGTCGTTTAGGAAAATTAAAAGTGTGAGAATAAAGATATTTTACTTGCACTGAATCTATTTTATAGGTTGGCCTATCGACAGATTTAGCAAAATAATGTGGTATATTAACTTTATCTGTTAATGTGCTGCTATTACCTAAAAAAATGACCCATCTATGCGACTGTTTAGGAAGCAATGAAGATGGGTCATTCCAGAAAGCCATGATTTATACCTCTTTGTTGTTATATATTAAATAGGTATAAATTTTAAAAAACACAAATTATACGCCAATATATTCCGCCCAATCATAGCGGAAAGTATATTCTGCCGTTAAAATTCCTTCTGCTGAATAATCTAGAGGGTTTAATGAAACAGTTTGAACGAACGCATTTCTTAATGTCCATTTATCAACTGGTGAACCTTCTGAGTTAAGAACTTCTACAGTAACATTTAGGACTGAATTGACCGCTTTGCTCTTGGAGATAGTCTTCATCTCAGCAGGGGTCGTTAGTGGACCTGATTGCTCTGGATTTAGATAACCAGCGTTAGCTAAATAGGTATATGTTCTTTGTGAAACATTTACTGTTTGTGGCCCAACTGCATCAACGAATCTTATCTTGATGGGAGTCCATGTTATTTTTCCTGGGAATGCAAATTCTTTGTCTAGATAGTGTACTTTGGTTCCATCAGAAATTGCATAAACAGGTCTATCTGCATATTGTGCAAGGAATGTTGATTCATTGCCATTAACGTTTAAATAACCAAACGTTACTTTAAATTTATATTGTCTTTTTGGATCTAGTGTTGCTTCGCTCCAGAATGCCATTTTAATAATCTCCTATTATCTTAAATTACTCGCTAAAAGCCGCGCCAGCGTTTGTAACCACAAAATCAATTGCGATATATTCAATTGCGCGGGTTGGCTTTAGATAAACCTTGCAGTACATTATGTTGCGATCAACTAGATCAGCAGTTGTTGTAGTGGAATCTAAAACAATTTTTGCATCATCTAGACCATATCCATTCTTGATAGCTAATAGGAATGGTTCTACAACTGCTTTAAAGCGATTCCATGTGTTTTCAATGTTTGGCTCAAATAGTACTCTTGCGGCTGATCTTGAAATTTGTTTCTTAATGTAGTTAACTAATCTACGAACATTTACTCTATCAAGAGCAGAAGGTGTAACTTGTAGAGTCTTTTGTCCAAAGATAACAACACCTTCATTTGGGAATGTAGCGATTGGATTGATGTTCGCTTCGTATAGTGAATCTCTATCGCTTGATGTTAATGAAAGCGCAGTTCTTGAAACACTTATACCGGCAGTGGTTGTCGTTAATCCGCCACGATTGAATCCCGCTGGGGCAAACCATAGAGCTTGGCGACCTTCGGTTCCACCGATAGCCCCAAGTGCAGCAATCGTTGCAGGCATATATATACCTTCGGATGGAACGAATACCGCTGGGAAGTATGCTGCGCCATAGCTGTTATCTATTTTTCTACCTTCAAGGCCAGTTATAACGCTAGACACAGAAGATGGTTTAACATCTTTATTGTTTGCTGTATCGTGTGCATATAGATAATCACCTTCTAGATCTATAAGAGCAACAGAATCACCTCTTAGTTTGCATACTTCTAGCATGTAATCAGTTAAGCGACTATCTTGTAAGCCTGGAACGCAAAGTGTGTTCATATCCATTAGTTCGGCTTGTGAAACAGTGTCTATCGCTTGTTTAATCGCTCTATACGCTGGACTTGTTTGACTTTCATCGTTTTCTAAAACATAATCATTAACAAATGGCTCTGCTAGTGTTATATCTTTTGCATCAAATCCACCGTATATTGGCATATCAAAACCAAGTATCGATCCCGAGGTATTATTAGTTAATGCGTCGTATGTATTAAAGGTTCCTGATACGTATTGGAATTCGCTATCGTTTGAACCAGTATGATTAACGAATCTAGTGTGGAATACTGCTGAGCTATCAGTACCAAGACCAGAGACTAAATCCGTTGATTTAATTGTTAAATAATCTACAACATCAACACTATCAACAGCATCAGATTTTAAACCAAATCTCTTGGTTTTTGCTGATGTTCTGCTGATAGAATCAGTAAACAACGGTAACTCTGGGTGAGATCCGGTAAGACCATCGCCAGATAGATTAAATGATGGTAATGCTTTGCAAATAAAGCCGTGTGGTAGGGCGGTTGCTGGAATATCAGTGTTTAGCATTTCCACTCTTACAAATGCAGAGCGATTTGAATAGGTGCCAAATTCAACATAACGACCATTGACAGAATCCCATTCTCTATATGAGTCACCAATTACTTTTGAAATGTAATTGTCGGAGGTGGCGTCTAGGTTAACGCCAGCAAAACGCTCTAGAACCGATTCAGATGAGGTCTCAAATAGTTTTCTAATAACAACATCAAATGTTCCATATTTTGTTACGTTTAGGTTCTTTGAAGCTCTTACGTTTTCAATAGAAATTTTAATATCTTTTGAAAGTTGTGAGCCGTTATTTAAACCAACAAATCTAAATAATTCATTGTATGTATTTGATGTTTCGACTAGGTCGTCTATAACGATTGGTGATTGTGCGTTCAATGAGCCACTTACGCTTTTGAATGTTGCAAAATCTGCATCAGATGTTAAATAAACAGTATCAAAAGAGCTAACAGAATTTTCAAATGTTTCACCAAGGAAGTAATTTAACGTGCTGTATTTTGTAGGATTGGTGTTTAAAACATTGCGAATAAAGTTAGTTTTTGAAGAATCAAGAGATACAATCTTCTCAGAACCATCTATAAAAATAGAGAATGATAGATCAGGATTGACGCTTGCTGATAATTCAGCGCCATCAAGTTGCACTAGATCTGAACCGCTGGCATAAATATTAGCCACTAGAGTCGCAGTTGTTCCAGATACAGCAAAAAGTTGGAAAGCTTGATCAACCGACCAGCCACCATGGGTTTCTGTTTGTAGCTCTTCTCCTTGGACACCGGCTAATCTTATAACTGTTACTGGTGATGAGTTTTGTAAAAAAGCTTTGGCGGCATAAGTCGCAAGAGTTGGTGCAGTTGGAACACCAGTTCTCCATACATCTGTAGCACCAACGATTCCGTTTGATGGAGCGCCGAATACTCTTTGTAACTCTGCTATTGATGATACAACAACAGGTTGCATTGCTGGGCCTTTAGCGGTGCTACCGATAACAACTGGACCTTCAGCAGGCGTTGGTGCTGGAATTATTGAATCATCTATTTCATTAATTTGCACACCAGGTGACACAAATCTAAATTTTTCTATTGCCATAAAAATTCTCCTAGACTAAAAATAACAAAAAACTTATAATAAGTAGATTGAAGATTCCTCAAAATACTTTATTTTGCATCAAAAGTTCCTTCGCGGGCTTTTATGCATTTTGCAGCTATTTCCATCTTATTTTCAGAATCACCAAATATTCTTTTTGGTTCGCTTAGGCTGACAATTTCAAAAAAAACATTATCATAGAAAACAAAATCGCCTTCTCTAACATATAAATCTTGATCTTCTGTTAGTCTACGTTTATGAAAATGTATTGTGATAGATGGTCTGCGATCTATTCCGAAGTTATTTGTTGTTGTTTTATAGTCACTCCACTCAACAAGCGCATAAACATGTATTGGAGGAAGGAATGTTTTTGTTAACGCTTCACCATATAGAGGATGAAAATTTGTATGTTCAAGGCTGATTGGATAATATACAATTTGTTGACCAATGACGCGTTCTATTAGTTCGTCATTGATTTGTTTAACAAAGTCTTTCTCTTTCCTATTTGTGAACAAAGGCGGAGGAGGTGACTCCGGTTGCTCCCATTTTTCTTTTTTCTTTCTAGCCATATTTTATCCAATGATATTGCTAAAAAATGCAATAAAAAACTAACCTACATATATAAGATTCGCAGCATGTGATTGAATCTTTGTTGTATTATCAGTAATACTAACATCTCTCTCAAGAAGCTTATCATATGTTGTTTCATCAAGGATCTTCGCAAGTTCTTCGCGGAGTTCTTTTTGTTCTGCTTTTGCTTCTGATACAAGCGCAGCACCATTCAATGTGACTGCTTCACCTGGGATTGGAATTGTTGCAAATTTGCTACGGATATAACCAAGCATTTCTTTGCACAATGACAAACAGAATCTACGGATCCATTGTTTTCCAACAGAATTAATTGCATCGTATGGAATGTTTTCAAATGGTAATGTGTTGATGTTATTAACGCCATCAACCGCACCACCACCTTCCGTTGAATCAAACGCATCTGTTGGTATTGAAAATAGGAACCACATCTTCAGAGGTGCTGTTGAGGTTGGCGTTGGAAATATGCGAAGTTTATTATTTCTTAGTTGATAACTCCAATCAGAAATACGAGTTTTTAATGCATCTTCATAAGCCATAGCTTGAAGTTTGTTCTGCCAAGTTGGTATAATCTCAAACGTGCTATCGTCGGCATATTGACCATATGTTGAAAGATTTCCAACAACATTCAAACCGCCGAAATAACCATAGAAGTTCCATGATGCGGCTGGTGTTTTATAATAAACTTTTCTAACATCAATACGTTTGCTTTTAACTAGATCTGCATATGGAACACTTCCTGACGCTGAGGAGGCGCTAACAACAGCTTGGAGATCATAATCCTGCTTACCCTCAATCAAATCAAACGAAGCGGAATAAATATTCTCTGTACCGTTAAGATCGGCCAATGAAGAATAGCCTAATCCAACAGTTTTTGCATATCCAAGTGTAAATTGCGGAAATTTTAATTCACTATGTGATAGTTCTTCTGCTGAAGAACCAGTCAATTGACCTTTTTGATCAAATGTTCCTGTTTTTGTGCCAAGTGCTCTTGATAAAACATTTTTTGAATGTTGGAGGTTGACAATATATGAATATTCAAGAGTTGCTTCTTCGTATGCCGCATAAACTTGACTTTCAACAATTTCTATATCCAGAACATCGCCGCCTAGTTTCTTGTAGAAATAAGAAACTTGTTCAACAGCACCTTTTTTAAAAAGATCTATTTGATCAGTTGTCCACTTATCTTCTGTGAGATAAACTCCAAATGGTAATGAACTGGTTGTGACGTTTTGAATATCACCATTGGCCGGTAATATGCTCTTATTGCTTATTGATACAGGTGTGAGTGTTGGCAATGCCATATAATTTATCCTCTATAGAATAAATAGTTTCTGGCGGGTTAAGAAGCAATTAAATTACATAAGTAACCCGCCAGTTTGAGGATACTAAATTATAGCATAGCCTTGGTGGGTTTTATTACATTAATTAGTTTTTAAAATTTTAAAGTATAAATATTACTTCCACAGCCATAGATTTTTTAACCTCGTTCGTGGTGAAATACTAAGTTATTATTTCCTAATTTTTTTGCTGCCTCACAAAGACTATAAAAGATTTTATTATTTAATATTTTATCAAATTGTCTTAGTTCATCCTTAAAGCGATTAACCCCAAGAGAACAATATGAGGCTGGATATACAATCTTTTTTGATATAAACCCATGCTCCCAATCAGTGGTGATGTTAATTTTCTCATAATCTTGTAAACCAGCAAATCTTAAATATGGAACAAATAATGATTTCCATATAGTGGAATCAATCTGAATAAAGTAAGGAATCCTGATGATATTATTTAAAGGATTTTCTTGTATAAGAACTTTTTTCCTATCGTCGTTTACTGCACAAACAGGAGATGTATAATGATAAGGCCCATCAAATTCTATGTATAGTTTGCCGTTTAATCCAGCGATACAATAATCACAGGACATCCTTTTGTCTATCTTGACTTGGCTGGTAACTTTACCTCCAAATACAAATTTAAGGAATTCTCCCAGAGATTGCTCAGTTAAATAATTTTTAAAATGATAACTAATTGTCATTTTTATTCCTATTGTTTGAATTATTCTTATGCATAGGATTGTTTTCACCTGTCATCCACTCAGAGTGTTTTTTAATTGTTTCATTATTTTCTTTTGTCAGACCACGTTTCCATCCGGCATCTTGTTTTACACCATATCCATTGTTTTTAGACCACGAAGATCTTGCATCGTTGGAATGCTCTGAGCAGTATTTTCTAAATGAAATATTTTTGCTAACGTAACGTGTCTCTTTAGAACAAATAATACACACTGGGCGTTGGTTGTTGTTGTAATACTTTATAATATATTGCTCATACGAAATATTATGTATTGTACTAACATGTACGCTTATTCCTACCTTGGAATGAAATTTTTTATTACAAATTTCGCATATTGTTTTTTTATCTTCCGGAATTTTTATAGCAGTTTCATTTTCACTCATTGAATTGCCTCCTAGTAAGTAATATAACACATACCGAGTCAATAGTAAAGCATATAAAAAAGAACCCCGGCATTTCTGCCGGGGCCTTTATTATAAAATTACTTACTTTAAGCTAGATTAGCCTTGTAGATCTCTACAAATTACAAGACCGTACATATCGGGTCTTACAAACGCTTTTCCATAGCGGGTCATGACCGCTTTACGTGGAGTGAAGGTTTGTGGATCAAAGATGGTTGGAGTGGTTTGTAGTGGTACGTATGGAGCATAAACATAACCGCTCTCTAGGAAGCTTGCACCCTTACGGCCAACGAGGATTACGTTACGTGGGAAGTAAGGATCAACGATAACATCGAATTTGCTGTTTAGAGCACCAACTTTGACAGCACCGGTTGAACCCTTGTCGCTATCGTGTGAAACGGTGGCGCGGAATCCAGCGGTGAATTCTAGGATGTTTGCAACTTCAGGTGATACAACGATGAAGTTAGCAGCACCACGTAGAGTCTTACGGTGGATATCTGCTGATACGTCGTTGATTGTTTCTAGGAGGGTTTCATACCACATAGAAACGTTACCGGTGAAATCAGGAGGTAGAACGGCGGTGTTTGCATCGGTAGCAAATGGTTCGCCGGTTAGACGGTTAACGAAGTTACCTGGGCGGCGTGACCAGTATTTAACACCACCGGTTGCACCCTTGATTAGATCGTTAAGAATTTCTTGATCGATTTCAAGACCGATTTGTTCAGATAGCATTGAAGTTAGTTCAACTTCAGCGTCTAGGTTGTGGTAAGCATTTAGATCTTGACCTAGTTCTGGGGTCCATGAAGCCTTGAGCTTGCGTGAACGAGCAGTGATTGAGAATGAATCAACTTTGAGTTCAATCTCTGGAATTTGTGAGCTGTTTTCTAGTGCCCATGGAGCCGCACCAGCTAGAGCACCGAGTGCGCTATCACCAACGGAAGTAATTTGATCTTTGATTGGGAATTGCATTACAACTTTGTTAGCGCCGCCATCAGCCATTGTATCACTGGTGCCGTAGTTTAATCCAGAAGTTGATAGGAAGGTTAATTCTAGATACTTAGTACCGACGGTATCTTGAGCACCTAGTTTGCCAGCGCCTTCAACAACGCGGGTTAAGCGGCGAACGAGGCTTACAGCTTGGCTGTTTAGGGTTAGAGCGCCACCGGTTACGGTTTGTAGTGGATCGTTTGGTTGAACGTAATCAGCAACAGTACCAGAAACGATTGATAGTGAGGTTAGATCTTGTTCAGCAACTAGATTCCACGAAGCTGGTAGTGAGCTTACAGCAGCGCGGAATACAACAACTCTGCGTGAGCCTTCCGCGAGAACGTCTGGATCGAATCTAGCAAGAGCACCGGCATCTTCGGCATCTACTGAATTAGCTACAGCAACAAAGGTTGATCCTGAAACGCCTGCTGATACGCGGGCAGTTCCGTAACCGCTGGTTAGAGCGTAGAAACCTTTTTCAGCGAATTCGTTACCGTTAACGCGAACACCTTGGCGAATTTCTTGACCAACGCGATCACCGTAAACAGACTCAGTGCGAGCAGCAACAACTTTGTCATCATCTAGACCAAGTTGGGTGCCATGACGGAAATCCATATAGAAGATTAATCCGTTTGGTAGGCTCATTGGTTGAACTGATACTAGATCGTTTGCAATGAGGCCAGCGAATACGCGGCGAACGATTGGGAACGCTACAGAGGCGAAACCTTGAACGTCACCAGCGGCCATTGTGTTGGCTTCGCGGAGTAGTTCTTTGGCTTGGTTCTCTAGTAGAACGGCCATTGAATTACGTTGGTGATCATCGGTGATACCTTCTAGTAGACCGCTTTTTTCCCACTTTGATAGTAGCGCTGCTGATTCTTTTCTTTTATCAGCGAATTGAGTTCCTTCAGTAAGTCTTTCTAAAATGTTATTTCCCATTTTTATCTCCATAAATGTTATTTTTTAATTCCTGCGATGCGTTGCCAGCGATCCCTCTCAGGGTTAAGTGCTTGGTCTGCATCTTTTCTAGGTAGGAATGCAGAAGGCGCTCTATTAATAGCCTCAGTCAGTGATTGTGGCGCTGTACGTTTTTCAACAACAACTTGCGCTGACTTTTGAAGTGTTTCGTAGATTGTCTTTGCTTCTTCTACCGACTTGCTCTTGGAAATGGATTCGGCAATTTGTTTTTTCTGCCGCTCATTCAGGGAGACATTTCCTAAAGTTTTATTTGTGTATAGTAATCTAGCATTTGTTAGATTAACTTCACCTATTTTCTTAGTTAATAGCTCAAAACCTTCTTTTAGTTGAACATTGATTTGAGCTGATTTATTTAGCTTGCTTTTTGTTTCTTTTAATGAAGTGAAAACTGTTGATAGTTTTTCTTCTAGTGCCGCAAATTCTTCATCGCGGACTCTTAGTTGTTCTTGGAGTTCTGCATTTTGAGCAGCTAGTGCTTTTGCAATATCGTGTTGGCGTTTTAATTCAATTTCGTTAGCATGAATACCGCCAGCACTTACATTTCCGATATCAAGAGTTAATTCTTCTTCTAGAGTATCTTCTTCTACAACTTCTTCTTCTAATTCTTCTGTTTCTTCTACTTGTTCTGATGATTCTGCTAGAGTATCTTGAGCAATTCTTGTAGGATTAGCTTGTGGAACCACTTCATGAGCAGGAGTTGATAGATCAGGTGCCATGATATTTAATTCTTTTTCCATAGCATCAATCTTTTCAACAATTGAATCAAGATTGATTTCTATTTCTTGAGAATTATCTTCTCCGAGATATGCCGCTGGAATATCTTTAACAAATTTTTTTGTTTCTGGTGATGCTTCGCCACCAGACATAGCATCCATGCCGCCCATATCAAGTGGTGCTGCTGTTTGCTCTGGTTCTGTTGCGGGCATATCACCAGCGGTTGAATCGCCACCTAGAGCATCATCTTGTTCTAGTAGCATTTGTATTGCTTTTTTTATTTCTGGTTCATATTTCTTTATGATGCTTGCTTCTGCTTTTTTTTGTGCTGTTTCTTGAAGCAATTTGGCGTCGATTATCGCCTGATCTAGCATTGAAGACATATAATTACCTCTTTATTATCGTATAGCTTTGTAATAAATAGTGGTGTGTATCTCTAACGGACTATTTTAGTTATTATTGTTATGCTTTTTGACCAAATACTCTTGGTTGAATTACTACATTTCCAGAAACACTACAATCATAGCTACCGATACCAATTTGAGTTATGTAGTTTCCAGAACCAATAGATGCATAATCTGTTACGTTTCCACCTGTACCAACATACAGTAGATCTCCACCAGTATAAGCGCCAGCGTTGCTGGCGCTAACTACACCGGCGGTTCTTACTTTATATGTTAAAGCACCTATTTCTGTTACTACGCCGATTACATTAGATTTCTTGGAATCAGAGTTATCTGCTGGGTGTATGTAATTTCCACTTACAGCTACAAGTTGTCCTACGGAAATAATGGAACTAGTTGAAGAATTGTCAAACTCAATATCAGTAGCTTTGGCAATATCGGCTGTTATATTTGTTAAACTTGATCCATTTCCATAATAATTTGAAGCTGATACGTGCGAAGAAGCAGTTACAGATGTAAACAAAGAGCCAGCAGATGCGGTTAAGCTTCCTGATACTTTAAGACCAGGATAGATAACTAATTGATCT